GACATACAAAGTATATCAATAAAAATTAAATGTTATACGATAAAAACGTATATACATACGAGAAAAACATATAATAAAAAATCCCGCAGTTTCCCACGGGATTATATTTTTTACTTGTTATACTATCAAGATAGTTTAGTTGTTACAAACTTCCAACGCAGACTTTTCTGCTGTCCAAGCAGGCAAAACCTAAGCTCGACCACCCATAAACACCGGCTCGCCTTTGGCGATGCAATGCTGGGTCGGGGAATATTTCCAATTCTTCTCTAACGGGCATAACAAACGAATCACGATTACGCAAATCAAGACCTATACAAATTTCAACATCACCAGAAGGAAGACTTCCGGACAATGTATTTGTATAGAATAATTGATATTCTTGACCTTCGCCAAGTTCGTCAACATCGTGAAGATTAACACTGAAAATACGGTTTATAGCATTTTCATCTTGAGAAACAAAAATCTCTCTACGTGTAATCTCATCAACTTGGTCAACATTCCAGTTACGAATATCTTCCATAGCTTCAGGTGAAATATACAAGTCGGTCAACTTGCCACGATTAACAGAAGTAGAATTACCACCGCCGTTTCGACGCATCACAGTCTTCATCAATGAAACAAGACGTTTTGTGAACTGTCCAGCACCGGCATCTGAATCTAACACTATAATGTTACGATCAACACCAGCACTAATGATAGTTTGAAAACCGTCATCATTCATTTTCTTTACAAATTGAGCACGAAAAACGTCCATTGCTCTACTTACAATGTCCCAACGGGCATCACGAGCATATTTGAGCAACCAATCAATAGCCGCACCTATATCATAGGTAGGAACCATAACATAATCACCTTCAACATGTCGTTGAGGAATATATCCATGGTTAGGAATGGTATACGCAACAAACTCATCTTCAGTGCCAGGAGCAAG